GAGCGTTACACGTGGAGCCCATCATACACTTGCCTATGATACGTCCGCCAAGACGAAGACACGTCTTTGTGACGCGCCAGTTGTTGAGGATATTCTCAGGCTTCTCCCACTTACCACTCTCGTCATGAACAAGGAGCATAAGCTTCTCACCGTCATAGCTGTTGTCAGAGGTGTTCTTCCAGTCGATGGTAGTGTCGAGCCCCTCCATCTCCTCGTTATGCACGTCGTGCATATTCTTCTTAGTAATCTTAGAGGCAGGGATACGGTAGGCCAGCTCTGTCTTAGGCTTATCCATACCATCCTGAATAGGCTTGAAGAAGAAAGGGTAGTTGTTGGAGATAGGCACCACCTTGTCAGTAAACATCTTCTTGGCGTCACTACCCGTCTTAGACAGTATACCCACACGGGCATCCTGAGCCAAGGTGGCTTTGTTGACGGACTCCGAGGAGCCCATAAAGGAAAAGCCGCTACGACGAATCTTTAGGTATACCATACCAAAACACCTGTCGTCAGCTTTGCACGCTTCCCAGAAGATAAAGAACAGCCTGTTGGCCTCACGGAAGTCGGGGTACCCCACGTCTATCTTAGACCACTGGAGGTACATATAGTGGCTGCCAGTGATATAGGTTGGCTTGCCATTGTTCATAAACCACAACCCCTCATCGCGCCTATCGAACTGCTTCTCGATATACCCTACCCACCTGTTCTTAAAGTCCGCAGGCATATCATTCCATTGGAAGATACTCTTTATCCTCTCTAACTCTTTGGGGTACTGAGCTCGCTCCCAGTACTGCTCGGGCTTGCTTTTGTGTCTTTGAAGACACACGCCCTGATACTTAGGCAGGCCTATACGCAGCCCCTGTATCTCCACTATAGAGCCCAAGGTGCCGTCGCGAGAGATACATACGAAGTCGTACTTGTCGTCGTACCCGTACTTCCATCCCTTAGCGGCGTTGCGCCGATTAACGATAGAAGAGGGGATGACGTCATGCAGCTCCTTATACAGAAGGCTTTGACCTCCGCTCTGCAAATCCTTGTCTGGTGTTGCTAACGTCATCGCTTGGGGTTGATTCTCCTATGTTCTCCTTCTCTGTGTTGATACGCGCAAGAATCTCGAACGCATCGAATATAGCCAACTTCTTGGTGGCCGCCGCGTTCTTCAACCTGTCCGCCGCTAGCTGCTCGTCGTCAGCACTGACCTCAATAATCTTTCTCTCTGCCACCTCGATTAGGTGCTCCACAGCTTTGTAGCCAGCTTTGATGATTCGGCTCTTATACTCTTTCTCCGTCATAGCTCATGTTGATTACCACAGCCCTATTGAAAACACGGTACATCGTCCTGCCGTGGATACGAAACTCATACTCGCTATTGGGACGGAACAGCACCTCGTCACCAACATCGGCTCCCTCGAGGCTATCAGAGCGATAGCGTATGACACCCTGCAATGGCTCGAGGTCAGTAAACTTCTGTATCCACGACTCCTTCTCTCCTATAGGCTCGATAAAACATACGTCGCCTACCGTCTGCCAGTCTCCATCGGACTTACGCCACATGAAGTACTGCATATCGTCAATGAAGAAAAGACCGTCCTTGAAGTACGACCTGCCGTTACGCTGCCTGCCCTTCATGTCGTAGTAGAACTTGAAGACGTTATGGTGGACGAGCAGGTGGTCGCCAACGGAGATAGGGCCGTCATAGACCAGCGGTGTCTCCATCACGATAGCCTCTCTGTTGGAGCTGCTAGCGTCCTCTTGTGAGGTAGAGACAATGAGTCTTATGCCATCGATATCGATGGTGTCAAGGTATCTGCTATCGTTGAGTGGTTTTACAATGAACTGATTGGGTGAACGCATTAGAAGTTGATATTGTATTCAATTGAAGTGGGTACTGAATTGCTGAAGGACTTCCAGAGATATATCTCTTTGCCCTTCTGAACCCAGATATCGAATCGCTGCTCGCCACTGTTGTGTAGTATCTCTACTATCTTACAATTGCCAAACACCTCTTGCCCTACGACATAGTGCATAGCAGATTTGTAGTCGGGCCCCACAGCTATCTTACGGATTATCATAGCTGAGAGAGTACGACGTTGACGCTTTCTGTGGTAACAACGGTAGCTGAGGTTGCCTTAATCATAAAACGGATAGTGTCATTGGTATTCATATGCAACACCCCGATACCCACAAAAGGGAGCGGGTCGTCGTTGGCAGAGATAAGCGTCTGAGAGCTGATGTCGACTACAGTGCCGTTGTACTCCATGGCAATGGTAACGACGTTGTTGTTGCCCGCATTAGAAACCTCGATGATACCATCAACCTTCACTGGCTTGGTAGTCACACCCGTATAGGTGATGAGTCCAGCGGAGGACACGGTAAAGTCGTCAGTCTTAAGCCCCTCAAGGGCTGAGATAGTCAGCGGGCCGTACTCCGTAATGATAGCTGTAAGGTCTTCTTCGGCTGAGTCTTTGTAGAAATAGACAAAGGAGCGTGGCACCGCAGCGATAGGCACAGCCAAGTCCGCTACAGTAGCGTTCTTGGTGTTGTCGCTGTCACTGACATCGGTGAAGAGGACTTTGTCGTTAGCTGCCGGGGTAGCTGTGGGGTATAGTTTGATTTTAGACATCTCTGTTGTTTTTTATGGCGCTGCCGAAGAAGTACCCAAAGATACTCAACACAATACCTTCACTAATTCCTATCAGATGTATCCACACCTCCTTGTTGGCCTCGGGTATCTCAAGGTATACAATGGCATAGATAAGGAAAGCAAACGACGCTAATCCAGCTACGCCTGTGAGGTTGAAGAGGAAGTCAAACTTCTTATGCTCCGCCACCGCCATCTCCCTCTTCCTCGCGCTGTCCCTGTCCTTTACCTCCTGCTCCAATATACGTGCTGCCGCCTCTTTGTCACGCTCGGTAAGCTGCTGGTCTTGCTGTATCATCTCGCCTATAGCACCCAGTATACCAGCGTCAGGCACGAGGTCACCCACGGCCTCCAGCAGGTGCGGGCCGCGAAGGGCAAGGAACTTACCTACCCGTGTCTCTTTGAATTTCTTTTTACTCATTCCAGTTCTTTGTATTCTCCTCTGGCATCGAAGCACGGACATGACTTGCTAGAGAAGTCCCTATGCCCGTAGATACTTACGCCCGGGAACATACGCACCAAGACAGCCATAAGGAGGTATAGTGTCTCTACCTGTTCTGTCGTACGCGTATCGCTGTGGTTGCCCTCGCTATCCAGCCCACCCACATAGCATACACCTATGCTTCCTGTGTTCTGCCCCTTGCAGTGGCTGCCTATATCGTTGAGGTCTCTACCAAACTCTATGGAGCCATCGAGCTTTACGACATAGTGGTATCCTATGTCACGCCATCCGTTACCCTCTACGTGCCAGCGACGTATCTCCGACGCGTCGATATCGACACCTTCGCGGGTGGCTGAGCAATGGACAATAACCTTATCAATTGTCCGCATACAGGTAGAGGTTGTCTATGATGACCTGTAGGCTGTCTAACGTAAGCGGGTTACGCAAACTAATATCACCTGAGTATGTAGCCACAGCATCGCCCTCCCAATAGATGACGATGATAGGAATCGGCGGAAGGTTCTCCTTGACCGACTTCGTCTGGTCTTCGAGGTACTCCGTGTACGTGTTGCACTTCGTGAGGCTGTCGAGGCAGAGTGAGTTCTCTTCATTCCATCGGGCGTTTATCTGCATAACGGATACTGGATAGTCGGGCAGGTGGACTACCGCGCCAGCAGCCATCAAAAAGAACATACCCAGAAGGAGAATTTTAGAGCTCATCGTTGACTTAATTCATACAGCCGCTTATCAAGTACCTTGAGCGTTTCCTTTATATCGGCTACGTCCTCTTGCGTAGCCATGATGGCTGAGCGCACCATCTCGTCTTTGTACTCAAACTCCTCTTGCGTAATGGTAGGTAAAGGCAGCCTCTTGGCTTCTTCGATATCAGCTTGTAGGGTGAAATATATGCTTATGATAGCTACGGCACCAGTGATAAGTCCTATCAGGTCTTTTATGGTGAGGGTAAGTTTGGTGCTCTCTGAGAAACTCATGTCACAAAAATAACCTATTTGGACAGCGCCCTTTTTCAGGGCTGGAGGTCGGTACCGTCGCAGTGGATACCGAACTTAGAGAGAAGGTATACGAGGTCGGAGATATCCGTCATACCGTTGCCGTAGATATCGCCTGAGTCATCGATACCGAACGCAGTGATAATCATCAGTATGTCAGTCACACCGCGTATGCTGTCGCAGTTGAAGTCACCGCTGCACGTAGGCGGGTCACATACCCACGGCCCGGGGTACAGTGTGTCCTGCGGCATCACCGCAGGCTCCGGTGGAGGAACCTGCGGGATACTCGTGTAATACATCAGATTGAGAAAGAGGAAGAGTGTCTCCATCATACTATTGTTATGCCTGTCACGTTCCAACCCTTAGCCGCTACCAACCCGTTGTCCGGGTCGTTGAGGGCTAATTCCATATTGCTTCCTACGGCGTAGGTTTTGTTCAAAGCGATGGCGACGGCGCTTACTCCCGTTGCTGTTGCTGGGTTGAGGCTCCAACCATACAGCGTCGCTTCGAGGTTGGCGTCGCTTATACCACTTAGGGAATAAAACATACCATCACAGTTGGTGGCGGAAGATAACGTCCAAGAACTAAGGTCTTGGTCAAAAGCATCACAGCCCGAAAACATATAAGAAAAAATACTTCCGCCACTTACATCCCAGTTGCTTATGTCGTGATTGAAATCTGTGTTGGTGAACATATTTCCAAAGTTCGTCACATTCGCAACCGTAGAGACATCAGGCGTAGACCGCTCCCAATTGCTTAGGTCTTGGTTGAAGGAGGAACAACCTCTGAACATATCGCGAAATGTCGTGCAACTGCTTACGTTCCAAGATGGTATAGGCTGGTTGAAATCAGTATTTTCAAACATATTCGACATACCAGTAATATTGCTTGTGTCCCACTGGTCTAACCCCAAACCGACGTCGCCGACGCCTCCGTTATTGAAAGACGTTGCGCCTCTAAACATACTAGCGGCATTGGTGATGGAAGAAGTATTGCTCCAACCGCCTATGTCCTGATTGAAGTTAGTGTTGTCTTGAAACATACCTGAACAGTTGATAGAACTTGCAGGCTTTAGCGTCCAGCTTCCTATGTACTGATTGAATCCATTGGCATATTGTCGAAGAAACATATTAGAAAAATTTGTCACCGACGATACATCCCACGTATCCAAACCAACGCCGACGTCTCCGACGCCGCCGTTGTCAAAACCTGAGTAAGAGAACACACTACTCATATTCGTCACGCTACTCGTATCCCACGACCCAAGGTTTTGATTGAAGGAAGTACAATTACCGAAAAGGCTGGTAAAATCTGTACAGCTTGATGTATCCCAAGCAACATACTCGTCGGGCTGGCCTGCGTTTTGCGTGTTCGTAGACACATCTTGGTTGAAAGATGAACAACTACTGAACATACGAGAAATGTTTGCGCCATTGAGGTTAAGCCACTTGAGTTTATTGCCAAAGACGCCAGCCGCATCGCCGCAATTGAAGATGCTGTTGCCCGAAAAAAAGCTATCCCACGTCTTTACAGTCCTGTCTGTAACCCCAACCGTTAGCGTATCCTTCCAAGGTGTTATATCGTAATTCCACTCAGCCCCGCCAAGCCAACTTTGAAAGTATTCAGCCCGTGATAAATCCCATCCGCTTGGGTCACCAAGGTCTCCACCGCCCCAAAAACCACGATATAAACGCCCATCGCCCATATAGGCGTTGGTAAGGTCTAAGTTGATGGGGCAACCATTAAAGAAATATTCTTCTCCCCCGCGCCGAAAGGCAGGCAAATCTGTTGCCGTTACGTCAGTGAGAAGGCTACACCCTCGGAAAGCCCCTGTGCTAAAAAGCGTTTGTGTACCAAACTGAACAATATCAGTCATATAGCTTTTGATAGCCCCGTTATTGACAGACCACCCGCCACAATATCCAGTAATCGTTACGGTATACGTTCCGGGGGAATAAGGGTGAGCAGACGCAGGGTCGTTGTAAGCTGTGATGGTATCTTGTGAGCCATCGCCCCAGTCAACAACGCAGTCAAATGGCGCTATATCCACAAACGGCAACTGAATCGTAGTAGAAAAGTTGACGTTCAATTCAAAAATAAAAGGTTGTTGTGCCATATCAAATCTGTGCTAACCAAGTTGTGTACACCCAATCGCCAAAGGTCTCGTTGGCAGCAGCATCGAAGTGTAGTCCATCAAAAAGAGTGAGGTCATCGTTGTCTCGACAATACGCATTCGCATCGCCAGCAGCGTAGTCAAGCATAGCGTTACGAATAGTCACATCATAAGCACTACTTGATGAAGGTACAGTTCCGTAAAAAATGGGCAATTGAGCATCGCCAGTAAAAGCCCTCACCTTAGCCACCAAAGCCGCCCAATTTGCTCCATATACAGGAATAGCCGCTGGAACTATGGCGTCATTCTCACCCTGATGCCAAATCAAACCTTGCACTTTAAACGTCAACGCCTTCGACTCAGCCCAGTTGGCAAACAACTTGTACTTAATCTCAAGTTCCTGCAATAAGCGACGTGAGCCAGTAGGTACGGCATCATAGTCAGCGTTCCAAGAGCCATTGCCATCTGCTGATGCATACAAAATCGTACCCCCCTCTGTATTGGTTACGGCTACGACATCATTGATGTCCTGAGCCGCTTTGTACATAGCAACGTGGTTAAAGGCAAAATCTCCATTAGCGGTGCTATCACGCCCAGTAAACGAACCTTGGTCTAAGTTGTAAATGGTATTCTGACCACTGTAGTTGCTTACCCCATCAACAATACCATCCTGCAAGTAAACAGGGCCGCCAGCATAAGAGATTCGCCCAGACGAATTACTCTGACCCGCCACAAGAAACACATTTAGGTCGTATACGACGCCAAAGTCAACGCCGTTGATGCCGCCGATACTGGCCTTTGCAATACCGTCGACACTGGAGATACTCGATAAGGGCACCCCATTGAGGTCGGAGATATTAGGCAAGAGTGATATAGTCTTGTGATGGTGAGAAGTAAGCTGTGTTGGCGCCAGTAGCGTAGCCTACAGCGCGAACGAAACCAGTGACGGGCTTGTCGTATGTAAGCACGCCAGCCGACCCGGAGAGGTACAAAAGGCCAGTAGAAGTGGTGCCAGTAAAGTTGATAGCAAAACGACCAATGCCATTGACCAACATACCGTCAGTGCTAGAGCTGGTACCCAAAGCCATACCCAAAAGGCCAGCAGTACGCGTTTCTAGGTCAGAGTCGGCGGGGTACCAATAGAAGCCGTTGTACACATATACAGACCCCGGCGTAGTGGCTTGGTTGTTCAGCTTGACGACATTACCCTCGGCGTCACCAGCAGCAGAGACAGCAGTCTCACGAACGACAACCTCGAAATTGACGCCCGTAGTACCACCACCACCACCGACAGTGTCGATGATGTCCTGCATGGTGAAGATTTCCCGGCGAGCATTAACTGCCGAAGAGCCACGCTCGACAGTATTGACTGAACTATTTAAGGTGTGGAACTTCTGTCCCGAAGGAATCTGTGTCATGGTTTTTCTTTCAAAGATATACTTTTACTCAGCACTCATTTCTGGCTGCACAGGCGACGGAACGCTGTAGCCAGTAGCCTCATCACACTCCCACGCGTTAGGCTGAGGCGGAGAAGAAACACGCACGTCACACTGCCAGTACCAGTCGGCATCGCCTTTCAGCTGCTCAACGCGGGCAGACAAAGCAGCCTCGTCGTCGAGAATCTCTAGGTACTGCTGGCCTGTAGCCACCTGATAACCGGGCTCGATATAGCCGAAGTTTTGCGCCTGAAGGATATTGCCTTCCGTCCACGCGAGCCAGAACTTAGGCCCTGTGGCCTCAGTGCACTTGTAAGTTGTTGTTGTAAGTAACATTATGGATGATTAGGGTCGATGATTGTCCAGCCTCCGGAGCCAGTAAGATAGTTGTATGCCGACTCTGCCGCACCTCCCGGAGTGAAGTTGACAGGGATGACGCTCAAAGTTACACCGGGTTTGATAACAGGGTTAGCAGCCCAGCCAATAAGAAGGTCGTCGTAGTTGGCTCTGCTCAAGCCAGAGCCAGTAAACATATTGGTAGCATCAGTAAGACTCTCAATATTCCAGCCACCCAGCGGCTGGTCGAAGCTGCTGGCATTCCTAAACATAGAGTTGAACGAATTGACATACCGAGTGTTCCAGCCTCCTATATACTGATTGAACGAGGCCGCCGATTGAAACATACTAGCGTAACTGGTTACCTGACCCAAGTCCCACCTGTCCATACCAACCCCTGCGCCACCACCAGACACGCCAGCAGCATCGCCGTTGTTGAAGCTATTGGCACTGAAGAACATATACCTCACATCATTAACGCGAGTCACGCTCCAGCTACCGATATACTGATTGAAGTCATCGGCGTTGTAGAACATCTGGAACATAGTTACGTTGACAGCAACATTGCTGTTTATCGACCACGTATCCAGACCAGCGCCAACGCCGCCAACGCCGCCGTTATTGAAGTCCCCCGCACTTGCAAAACACTGACTAAAAGTGGTAACACTGGAGACATCCCAAGAACTTATGTCTCTATTGAAAATACTGGCGGAGCTAAACGTGCTGTTAAGAGCGGTAACATTAGATACATTCCATCCGCTTACGTCACTATTAAAAAGTGAAGCCCCGTTAAAGGCAGATGACAAGCCTAGAACAGAAGATACATCCCAATTGTTTATGCTTCCATTAAAGGAAGAAGCACTCTGAAGGATACCCGTCAGGTTGGTGGTTGGGAAAGAAAGGTTGACATTAAGACCGTCAACAATATCAGACTGACGGAAGAGCCACGTACCAGAGGTAATCTGTATGCTGCTGTAGTTGTCTAAGCGAGGGTTCTGAACACCAGAGCCATAAAAAGTACCCTGCTTGAGGACGAAGTTTGTAGGGCCACTAACTGGAAACGAAGTGAGGTTCTCAGTAAAAGCCATCCAAAAGTCATTGACGCTATTGGTATACGTACAGTCGCCCCAGCTATCTATAGACAACAACTTCCTACAATCGTAAAAAACACCAGCACCCAAAGAACCAAACACAAGGTTGGTAGTAGGCGTAACAGCAGAGTCAGTAGCCTCAATAGCTATCTGATAGATACCTTGAGAAGGGTATGTATGCGTAAGGTTAGGGTCGGAGGTAGACGTAATCTTATTGTTTGTCCCGTCACCCCAGTATACAGTAGCGTCGATAAGACCTCCAGTACCGAAGGCAATGGCGTACTGGTCAGCATTGCTACTTCCAAAGTTCGTCTCTTTGGTGTCTACAGTAAAGACAGTCTGTATTACAGTCGGCCCTTCGTCGGTGATAATCCAGCCATACGTACCTGTCAAAAGGTCGTGAGCCGCCGTAGCCGTGTATCCGCAAGGCACTGTGCTCAACGTCACACCTGACTGTATGTTCGGCTCCTGCGCCGCCCAGCCGTTGAGGAGCGCGTCGTAGTTGGGGGTGGTGAGGCCACTGGAGGTAAACATATCTTGAGCAGTCGTCAACCGACCAATGTCCCAACTACCGAGGTTTTGGTCGAACGCTGTGGCGTTTGCGAACATAAAACTCATATTGGTCACGTTGGCGGTGTTCCAACTGCCTATGTTGACATTGAAAGAACTGCACAATCTGAACATCTCCCCCATATACGTTGCACTTGAGGTATCCCAAGAAGCAAGGTTAGAGGCGTTCATATCTCGCGCGTCATAAAATGTTTTGCTGAAACCTGTGACGTTAGAAACATCCCAGTTCACAGGGTTGAAGCCTGTAAAACCTGTCTGAATTTCAGCAAAGGTTTCACTCATTTTAGTCAACTTGTTGGTGATGTTCCAACTGTTGAGAGCTGTGATGTTGGCGGTGCTTAGTTGCTGACAGCCACGGAACATTGCGGCAATATCTGTCACGTTGCTCATATCCCAGCCCGACAGGTCTTGGTCGAAAGACGTTGTGGTAAAGCGGGAGTAGAACATACTGTTCATATTCACTCCAGCGGGGTCTGTCGTGTTGATAGTCCAACTGCCAATTGGCTGATTGAAGGCCAAAGCATCGTAGAACATATCCTCAAAAGTCAGCACATTGGACACGTTCCACCCGCTGATGTCTTGATTGAAAGACGAGGCGCTTTGGAACATCTTTTCCATAGTTGTCACACCGCTCGTGTCCCAAGTACCGATATACTGGTTGAAGGCGGTTGCGTTGATAAACGTACCACGCATATTTGTTACACTTGATACGTTCCAGCTATCCATTCCAACACCTGCGCCGCCACCAGATACGCCAGCGGCATCGCCGTTGTTGAAAGAGGTTGCACCTGAAAACGCAGTGGCCAAACCATTGAAAGACGCTGTATTCCAAGAACCAATATCCTGATTGAAAGACGTTGCGCCGTTGAACGCTTCTGTCATAGACGTGACGGAACTTACATCCCAATTGTCGAGGGGTTGGTTGAAGGATGAGCTGTCTCTAAACGTCCTGAACAAAGATGTAATTGACGATGTGACCCAACTGTTTATGTACTGGTTGAAGGAATCTGTGTTGAAAAACACACCCTCAAGGGTCGTTGTGCCAGTAATGTCCCACTTGTCAAGCCCTTGGTTCAGACCCCCTACGCCGCCATTGTTGAATGCATCGGCGCCATCAAACATATACTTGAAGTTGTCGACCCTTTCAGTATTCCAGTCGCCAATGTCCTGATTGAAAATAACACTTCGCTCAAACATCCGTTCCAGACTCACTGTGCCTGTCGTTGGAAAACGCCACCCACCAATAGACGGGTGGTTGAACTGAGGAGCATAGCGGAACGTGCTGGCAAAGCTGGTGCAGACACTTGTGTCCCAGTTGCTTAGGTCATCATTGAACTGGCTGACCTCAAAGGTCGCCTGCAAAGATGTTGGTTGAATGGTGGCGTTGAGTCCAGTAGCGTTGGAGATGCCGCGAAAAGCAACAGCCAAACTTCCAGCTACAACATTGTAACCGTCCAGCTTGAAGTCAGGTAGGCTGTTGACACCAAAGAAAGTCCCAGCATTCAGGTAGAAAGAGATAGGCCCATTGTCAGGCATAGACACGAGATTTAGTGTCCTTGACATATGGTAAACGGATATTGAAGACGTGTACGTCACGTCACCCCACTGGTCGATAGAAATTAACTTTCGACAGTCATTGGCGTCTCCTTGACTTTGTGAACCGAAAATGGGATTGGTGAAAAGCGTAACAGCGGAGTCGGTGTTGGTAACCGTTATCTGATAGGTTCCACCTGTAGCGTATGTGTGACGCAAAGCAGGGTCGGTAATCGAAGTGATGACATCGCTGTTGCCATCGCCCCAGTCGACTGTCGCGTCGATAGCCCCTGACAAATCAATAACCAACTCATACTGGTCTGCGTTGCTACTGCCCGTGCTGGTCTGCGTCGTATCGACAGTGAACAGCGTGGGGGTGATAGCCAAACCTTCGTCGGAGATGCTCCAGCTATACACACCCGTCAGCGTGTCGTGAGCGTCCTTAGCCGCAGTGGTGTACTGGCAGGGAACATCGCTCAGCGTGACACCCGACTGGATAACAGGCTGTGAGGCCCAGCCTATCAACAGCGCGTCGTAGTTGGGGGTGTTGAGGCCGCTACCTGTAAACATAGCAGTCGCAGTCGTTAAACTGCTGATGTTCCACGAGCCTAAGTTTTGGTCAAAGGAAGAAGCGGAAGAAAAAGCCGACTGCATAGTAGTTACACTCGACGTGTCCCAACCGCTAATGTCTTGGTTGAATGATGTTGCCTGCTGAAAAAGTTCCGTAAAATTTGTCGCCAAACCTGTACTCCAACTACCGATGTACTGATTGAAAGATGGATTTCCCTTAAACATAGCGGACATAGCCGTCACGCCTGATGTGTCCCAGCTATCCATACCAATGCCTACGGCTCCACCTGATACACCTGCCGAATCACCGTTGTTGAAAGACGATGAAAATCTGAACATATTGCTAATATTCGTCACTGACGACATATCCCAACTGCCTATGTCCTGATTGAACGCGCTTGCGCCTTGGAACATAGAACCCATAGTCGTTACCGACGAGGTGTTCCAACTACCAATGTCCTGATTGAACACGCCTGCGTTTCGGAACATACTCCCCATATTCGTTACCAACGAAGTGTTCCACTGGTCTATTCCAGCACCTGCGCCACCAACACTTTCATTGTTAAATGAGGACGCCCCGTCGAACATAGCCGACATATTCGTCACAGACGAAGTGTTCCATCCGCCTATGTCCTGATTGAACGCGCTTGCGAATTGGAACATAGCCGACATATTCGCCACAGACGAAGTATCCCAACCACCTATATCCTGATTGAATGATGAGGCGGAATAGAACAGAAGACCCATATTGGTCACCGACGAGGTGTCCCAGCTACCGATGGGCTGATTGAAAGCAGAAGCCGAACGAAACATTTCAAACAAATTGGTCGTCGACGACACATCCCACTGGTCAAGTGGTTGATTGAAGGAAGTAGCATTCCTAAATGCGCGGGACATATTCGTCACCGCAGACACGTTCCAACTGTTGACGTTGACGTTGAAGCCGCTGGCGTCCTGAGCAAAACTTACAATACCACCAGCCACAGCCAGCCAGCCCGTGAGGTCGCCTGACGTGAGGTTGTCGCAGTTGGCAAAGAAGGAATCGCCAACGAAGGTGATGGTAGGGCCAGACACAGGCAACGACGTGAGGTTGACGCAACCCCTAAACCCATCGGTGACGCCGCTCTGGGAGTAGCCGCTGCCAAACTGCGTGACGCTCTTTAGCTTAATAGCCTCGCCATCGCCAGAGGCCCTGCCCCAGTTGATATTCGCAACAGCGCTAGCAGCCACAGGCTTAACAGTAATGGTATACTCACCACCTGTAGCATATGTATGCATAAGGTTAGGGTCGAGAGTAGACGTGACAACGTTGCTCGTCCCATCACCCCAGTCAATAGTAGCGTCAATACTACCGCTACCGCCAAAAGCTATCTGGTACTGGTCAGCGTTGCTGCTGCTACCGTCAGTAAGCGTCGTGTCGACACCGAAGATGGTATACGTTTGAACAGGAGCAGGAGGGGTGCCTCCCCCGCGAACGCGGGCAGCACCAATAGCGTTGGCGATAGAAATCTGCATCTTACCAGATAGCGATAATATTAGTGGCTGTAGTGCCAGTAGACTTAACCTTGGTGACGTTGATAGGCATAAACGTGCCAGCAATCAATCCGACAAAGACAGCACTAGAGCCGTCAGCAGTCTCTACGCTGACATTGCCATCGCCACCGATATACAACACAGCACCTCCCTTCTCAGGGCGGTACACAAAGAAAGACTTGCCAGTAGCCGTAAAGACATCAGCGTTTAAGCTCAACGCAGTGTCCGACACCACGTTGATGACAGTAGCGGCAGAGCCGTCAGTGACATTGTAAACGACATCTCCCGGGAAGATAACCTGAGAAGAGAAAGTGCCAGCAGCAGCGATAAGCTGGTTGGCGACAACAGGCCCGGCATTGGTGCCAGACAGACGAATAGCACCCGTAGGCAAGACGTTGTTGTCAGAAGGGATAACGCTCAAGACCTTTGAGCCCTGTAACTTTTGATAAGCCATGTCAATCTTTTTGGTACGGGAACATACGATTCAAAGTGTCTCGGCGCTTCTGACAACCACAGTCCCGACCTGTAGCCTCAGACACCTTCTCTACCACAGCCTTGATACCCGTAGCTCGGGTAACCTTCTCAATGCTGTCACCCAATCCCTTGCTCTTCATCGACGGAACTTGCGGTTGGTGATGGTCTCAATGATGACCCGGATATAACCAACAACTTGGTCGTCTTTGGTCGAAGGCGTAAGGCTGACAATCAAGTCGATAAAGGCCAAAAGGCCAAGTACCAGTACAGCCCAGTTCTCTAAAATAAAGTCAATCATAGTCTAATGTTCTGTGTACCAAACAAAGGTAGACAAAAAAACCAGAGCCACTTTTGAAGCAACTCTGGTTCCATAAACTAACAGTCAGTGAGTTACCGACGCTTCCTGCGGCTAGACATAACAGCCTTGGCAGAGTTGGGTGTTTTGCTCGCAGGGTTGTAGATGTCCGGCTTATTGCCAGTAACAAGGCTTGCCTTGGGGGCATCATACTCCAATCCAGTAACACGAATCTTCGACATAGGCACAGCATACTTACCGGGAGCGTAAGAGCGAGCGGCAGTTCCGATGCCAGCTACGTATGAGCTGGGGTTCTGCGCTGTTCCAGAAGTGCCGCTAGCCTTGGCAGTCTTCATAGCTGGGCCAACGCCATACTTCATAGCATCATAAGCGCCCTGCATATTCTCCATTTTAGTGCGAGAACCAGCTCCTTTGCTCGTCTTTACGTTCATGTTCGTAGACGTGGTGCGGGCACCCGTAACCTTTGTTTTTTTCTTAGCCATATCTGTTTCTTGTTGTTAGTACTTAGCTTTCCTGTTTGATGGTGAACTCTTGGTTGACCCGCCCGGGCCAGCCCAAAGCTTTTTGCAGGCCCAGTACCGAGCACTCAACTTGTCGTTGGCACTGTCGCACTTATGGCGAGCCTTGAAACTCTTACGCGCAGCAGCGCTGTAGTTGTGGCCGTAGCCCTTGGCGCCAAAGTGGATAATCTTCTCAGTGCCACCACTGCAAGCCTTGACCATCATCTTCTTGCCAGCACTCGTAGACCTACGAGGCTTGTTGCACGCCATATCTTTTTTGCTAGCCACGAGACTTTCTCTTTACAGCCGACACACGACGGCCCATTCCAACACGAGACTTCTCAGACTTCTTCGATGCCAACTCAGAAGAGCTCATCTCCGAACGGGTCTTAGGTGTCTTTGAAGACACACGGCGCGTAGGACGACAGTACTCGTTGCTACCGCCAGCACCACAGGCGTTGCCCGTCCGCGTGTCAACCCACTTCTCCTTGCCCCAGCGCTTGAGGCTAGAGCCCTTCTCTGTCTTCTTTACGTTGCCAGAAGACTTGCGACACTTGGCAATGGCCTGAGAAGCACGAGCAGATGGGAAAACATCGTACTGAGCCTTGACCTTTTTGTAACAAGCGTCTTTGGGCATTACTTCTTCTTTCTCGTCTTTGAACTGACTACAAAACCGTTCACCGCCTTTCTACGAGTAACACCTGACGATGTCTGGGTTCTGGTTCTTTTTGTACTTGTGATGCGCACAGTGTTGGGCTGTGGCATCGATTCAGTTCTTGACCTTTCGACACTTCGCGACTTGGCGCCCGGAGCGTACGGGCCTGAAGACTTTCTTTTGGTTTTTGTAACGAAAGAGCCGTCAGCTTGAGTCACCGTTCTGCTTCTAGTTTTGCTGCGTTCATTGCCGTAGTTGTTGCTTCCTTTTTGCTTTGACCGAGTGACCTCTATAATCTTTCCGCTCCGAGTAGTTCTGCTTTTGGTTTTTTTAGCCATAACGTACTGATTGTTTGTTACCTTGCAAACATACAATAAAATTACGCGCACCGATTTAGAGTACAGAAAATGAAATACGATTATCTCAAGTACTGGAAGGTCGTGCGAGAGTGGCACAAGATAAAATACAACCTCAAGCTCGCCGACTTGGAGATGCTGCTGTTCCTATGCTCAGAGGACTTTTTCACAAGCCAGCAGTTCTACGAATACGACGATATATTCTACTGGGACGATAAAAGACTCAGGAACCTCATCAAAGACGGATGGGTGAAGAAACACCGCAAAGGGACACCCGGAGTAGCGTCAATATACAGGGTCACAGAGAAGACCAAAAGGATGGTCAACAGTATGTACAAAACCCTCAACCTACAGCAGGAGATATCAGAGAATAGACTCTATAACCCCGTGTT